ATACAGCCGAAGGTCTAGTAGATAATCTATCAGAAACTAATTGGCTGAGTATGTCCGGCGGCGGTGTTGGTATTGGTTTCGGCATACGCTCGGCCGATGATAAGTCAACTGGTGTTATGCCACACCTTAAAATTTACGATGCATCATCACTTGCATATAGGCAAGGCCGCACACGCAGAGGTAGTTATGCTGCATATCTTGATATATCACACCCTGACCTTATTCCATTTTTAGAAATGCGTAAGCCAACAGGTGACCCAAATGTTAGGTGTTTAAATCTACATCATGGTATAAACATAACAGATGCATTCATGCAAATTATAGAAAAATGTATGATTGACCCAAATGCTAATGACGATTGGGACTTAGTTGACCCACATTCAAATGAAGTGCGTGAAACTGTATCAGCTAAACACCTCTGGCAACAAATTCTTGAGCTTCGTATGCACACAGGTGAACCATACATTCATTACATAGACACTAGTAATCGTGCATTGCCACAATGGTTGAAAGATAAAGGACTAAAGATTCACCAATCAAATTTATGTTCTGAGATTATACTTCCAACAAATGAGGACAGAACAGCAGTTTGTTGCCTATCGTCATTGAACTTAGAATACTATGACACATGGAAAAACGATAAACTATTTCTAAAAGATGTAGCTGAGATGCTTGATAATGTATTGCAATTTTTTATTAATAATGCACCAGTTAGTATTTCAAGAGCAAAGTACAGTGCAAGCCAAGAACGCAGTATTGGTATCGGTGCCCTCGGGTTTCATGCCTTTCTTCAAAAGAATCATATAGCATTTGAAGGTGTAATGGCTAAAGTATTGAATAATCAAATATTTAAACACATCAGGAGTAAACTAAATGAGGCTAATCTTCAATTGGGTTCTGAGCGTGGTGAGGCACCCGATGCCGTGGGCACTGGCTTCAGGTTCAGTCACACTATGGCTGTTGCTCCAAATGCTTCTTCGTCTATCATTATGGGAAACACTAGCCCTAGTATTGAGCCTTATCGTGCTAATGCATACCGCCAGGATACTTTATCAGGCTCATCTTTAAATAAGAATCGTTGGCTTGATAAAGTTATTGAGAAACATTTGGCTGGTGATGGTGATATTGTATCACAAAAAGAATATAATGACATATGGTCATCAATTATTGCAAACGATGGTTCGGTTCAGCATCTAACATGGATGGATGAAAAAACTAAAGAGGTGTTTAAAACATCAATGGAAATTGACCAGCGTTGGATTATAGAACATGCAGCAGATAGGCAAGTTTTTATTGACCAAGCACAATCATTAAATGTATTCTTCCGACCTGATTCACACATTAAGTATATTCATGCTGTGCATTTTCTAGCATGGAAGAAAGGTGTCAAGACATTATACTACTGCCGTTCAGAGAAACTAGCAAAGGCCGATAAAGTATCCAGGAGAATTGAGCGAGAAGTCATTAAAGAAATTGATATGACTGCGCTAGTAGAAGGAAATGAATGTTTAGCATGTGAAGGTTAATTATGAAAAAAGTATTAATTACAGGTAACTCTGGCTACATAGGCTCACACCTATCTAAAATGCTAGAGGATTCATATGATGTATATGGATTAGATATTATGATGCCGCAGACAGATAAACTTAAAGATTGGTATAAGTACGATATTCGTGGTCCATTTACTCTTGATATTGAATTTGATGCAGTCATACATTTAGCAGCACTAGTCAATGTAAGTGAGAGTGAGCAATATCCTACATCATATTATGATACCAATCTAATAGGAACAATGAATGTTCTTAATGGTGTAAAAACAAAGAATTTTATTTTCGCAAGCACAGGTGCAGCAGCAGAATGTAAATCAGCATATGCAATTACCAAGAGAGCAGCAGAGCATGTTATTGAAGAGATGGCCTTAGTATACACTATCTTTAGATTTTATAATGTAATTGGTAATGATGGATTTGCACCAACAAATCCAGATGGATTAATGTATAATCTATTAAAAGCAAAGGAAACAGGTGAAATTACTATTTTCGGAAATGATTACTCCACTGTTGACGGCACCTGTGTCCGTGATTACGTACATGTTAATGAAATTTGTAATGCACTAAAGCAAGCAATTGAAAAGCCAAGTAATCAAATAGAATGCCTTGGGCACGGAGTAGGATACACCGTAAATGAAATCGTTGATACATTTGCTACAGTAAACAATATTAAAATAAAAACTAAAATAGGTCCAAGAAGAAAAGGTGATATTGAATCGTGTGTCCTTCCTACTGTATCACCGTTATCTTCTTACATGAGAAAAGACTATACATTAGAACAACTTCTTAAAGTATGAAAACTATTGCTTTGTTTATACACCAGCCATATTGTTCAGTACAATCAGATAATGGTATAATCAATGCACTATCGCCTAATTATAGATTTAAAATCTTCACTAGGCATGAACTTGAGGATAATTTCTTTGATGATGTGGATTGTATTGCAATACCAGGTGGTGTAGGTGATGCAAGTAAATTTAATCTATGCATAGGAACACACATTGCAAAAATAAAAAAGTTTATTGAAAATGGCGGTGCTTTTCTTGGAATTTGTATGGGTGCATATTGGGCAGGTAAACACTACCTTAATATTCTGGATGAAGTAGAGCCTGTACAATATATTAAACAACCGGGGACATGCACAAAAAGACCTCATGCGAAAAATCTAAGTATTATCTGGAATGATGAACCAGAGAAAATGTTTTTTTACGATGGGTGTGCATTAATAGGAAATAAATACAAGTTTGAGACTATTGCATCATATAGCAATGGAAATGCAATGGCTATTATTCAGCGTAACATTGGGCTCATTGGATGCCATCCTGAAAGCGAATTACACTGGTATAATTCATACAGTTGGATGCGAGGCCACTGGCATCACACTCGCCACCACACTTTATTATTGAATTTCGTAAACAAATTAATGGATTAAAAATGAAAAAAATACTCACTCACATTACCCTGTTAACAATACCTTTAATAGTATATTTCGGACTAACATACTCAATAGTAGCATTCTCACAGAATAAACAAAAGCCCGGTGTGACATATGATGCAGTATTGACAAGAGTGATTGACGGAGATACAGTTGCATTTCAAGCAAACTTTCTACCTGAGCCACTCAAGAAAGAACTATCAATCCGAGTATTTGGTGTTGATACACCAGAAAAAGGGCACCGTGCATCTTGCCCAAGTGAGAATGAAAAAGGGCTTGCTGCATCCGCATTTACAAAAGCACAAGTCAATGCTGCAACGAAACATCAAATTATTATAATGGACTGGGATAAGTACGGCGGGCGTGTCCTAGGTGATGTATTACTGAATGGTAAAAGCCTTAGAGTAATGCTAATAGAAAAAGGTTATGCAAGAGAATACTACGGAGAAGCCAAAACAACATGGTGCTAAAATATGAAGAAAAAATTTAATGAATTAAAATTAACTGATGAGAGGTCGTACTTTAAACCTTTTAAGTACGGATGGGCGTATGATGCATGGTTAAAACATGAACAATCCCATTGGCTGCACACTGAAGTGCCAATGTCGGAAGATGTAAAGGACTGGAAGAATAAGTTAAGTAAGGAAGAAAAACAATTCCTAACACATATCTTTAGATTCTTCACACAAGGAGATATAGATGTAGCCGGTGGGTATGTCCGAAACTACCTGCCATATTTCCCACAGCCAGAAGTCCGTATGATGCTAACTGGATTTGCTGCACGAGAATCGCTCCATATAGCAGCATACAGCCACCTAATTGAAACACTTGGGCTACCAGAAACAACATACAATCAATTTCTAGACTACCAGGAAATGAAGGACAAGCATGATTACATCCTTGATATATCTTTACAAAATGACTCAAGTAGTTCTATTGCTACTCATATTGCAGTATTCTCTGCTTTTACCGAAGGGATGCAACTATTCAGTTCCTTTATCATGTTACTTAACTTCCCTCGGACCGGTAAAATGAAAGGAATGGGCCAGATTGTATCCTGGTCAATTGTAGATGAAACAATGCATGCCGAATCAATGATTAAACTATTCCGGACATACATAGAAGAAAACAAAGAAATATGGAATGATGACCTCAAAGGAAAGATTTACACTATTGCAGAGAGAATGGTCCAATTAGAGGATAAGTTTATTGATTTAGCATTCTCAATGGGAGCAATGGATGGGCTTAATAATGAAGATGTTAAGCGATATATTAGGTATATTACAGATAGAAGACTTATTAGCCTTGGGCTAAAAGGAATAAACAAAGTAAAGATTAATCCACTCCCGTGGGTAGAAGAAATGATTAATGCACCAACTCATACTAACTTCTTTGAGAATAGGTCAACAGACTATTCTAAAGGAGCATTATCCGGCACATGGGAGGAAGTATGGGGAAGTTAATTAAATCTATAGTAGTAGTAATAGGAGTGGTAATAGCCCTATTAGTACTACCATTTGCAACCATCTGGAGTATTAATACTCTATTTCCTATTACTATACCATATACAATAGAAACATTCCTAGCCACATACTGGCTATTCCTTATTACACAATTGAAAGTAAAAAATGTCCCAACCAACTAAAATCATTCAAATAACTACAGCAACAACCAACTCAGGTACTATTATAGTAACAGCACTCCATTCCGATGGAACAATATGGTGGAGAAGCCTTATGACGAGTAGTAATTGGATTCAAGTAGTATAAAGCAATGAGCGATTATAATCATTTCTTTCCAATGGTCAGAAATGGCTGGATTGTTAAATTTTCAGTCCAAAAGAATAAAGAATTAATGTATATACTAATAGTTATAACATCACGTTATACAGCACAAACATTAGTAAGATACTTTGATAAAGAGTATAATGCAGTACAATATATTAATAAAATAACTCAAACCGATGCAACAATAGTAGATACATCATTATATTCTACAAAACAAAGCAAAAGTAGCATAATATTCCAAAAACCTGATGATTTGTAGAATATTATGCTATACTGATTAGTATTTTTTCGCACTACTGAGTATTATAGGGTAATATGTCAGATGTCAGACAACCAGAAAAAATGTCCAAGATGCGGTGTTAGCCATTGCCGAAAAGGAATTTATTGTAGCCTTTCCTGTGCCAATGTCCGAGAACAACCGGCGGAACTCCGAGAGGCCAAAAGCAAAAAACTCAAAGCGTACCACGCCAGCCCGGAAGGAATTGCCACCGCATCCATATCCAGGGACTTTATGCTGCAAATCAACCGAGAGAAGTGGGCAAAACCCGGAGAGTATTTGTTGCAAGACGAGGACTGGATGCTGAATATTACTTTTGATGACTCGGAGGATTCAGATATATACTCTGATGGTAAAGATATATGGAGTCCCTAATGAAGACATTAAAACACACCTGCGAAAACTGCGAGGCCGAATTCAAACTAATCTATGATGAGGAAAGCGCACCGGATATTCCTACATACTGCCCATTTTGCAGTGAGTACATAACTCAAGAGAGTGAAAAGTCCGATGAGTTGGACCTATGATGAGCAGCCAATAGATTTAGAGACTGTTGCTAATGGATTTGGTTTTGTCTATATCATAACTAATCTAGCCACACAGAGACAGTATATTGGCCGCAAACTCTTTACTAAGGTCGCATACAAGACCACTAAAGGAAAACGCAAACGTATCCGAGTGAGCAGTGGTTGGGAGAACTATTGGGGTTCAAACAAAACACTACTAGAGGATGTGATGACTATGGGAGAGGACAATTTCCGCCGAAGAATCCTAAGATTTTGTGCCAATAGAAGTGAGTGTGCTTACTGGGAAACTTATTATATATTTGACCGAGGCGCCTTACTGAGTGATTCCTACTATAATGAGTGGGTGACCTGCAAGATATCCAAGCGGCATCTTACCAAAAATAAAGCTTGACAAGAATTCCGAGGCATGTTAAAATGCCTTGTGGGTCCGTTAAGTATTACTATAGAGTTAATATTAGATTATAAATTCTTATTTTAAGCTCTTCCAAGTAGTTGATTCATATAGAGAATTTATACACCAATTTATTAAAAGAGGTTTAAAAGTGATATATGACATGTGTTGCATAAACACTACACTCCATAAATAGTTCTTGACATTTACCGATATCCTGCTATACTGTAGTCTAGAGATTGAAAAGGAAACAAAGTGTCCCATATTGAACATCCCGCTGCATACGAGGCTGCTACACTGAGGAACATTGTAAACAATGCCACCAAGACATTCTATAGGACTTATCCAGATGCACCGGAGATTGTCCAGTTCCTCGGTGTGAACTACGGGAAGAATTCCTTCCTCACAAACCTTCTGGATTCTCTGAACACTTACGGCAAGTTGACTGAGAAACAGGTCATGGCTGTACGCAAATCCATTGCTACCTTTGCTGAACGTAAAGCACAGTGGGCTAGCCAAGCTGCTGAGAAAAACCTAACGAGAGCTTTCCTTGGTGAAGTATCCAAGAAAATTACTGTTACTCTTACAGTTAAAAAAGAAATTGTAGTTGACCGCCCTAAATTCTACTGGGCTGATTCTGGCACTAGCCTTCTCCGTATCTGCGAGGATGCTGCTGGGAATGTGATTGTGTTCAGTGGCAATGCTGAATTCCCTACTGAGGGCAACACTGCTACCATTACGGCTACTGTAAAAACACACCGGTTCTACACTCAGGGTGATGTTTCCGTACCACAGACTATCATCATCCGCCCTAAGATTGTTGCGTAAAAGCAACACACCGAAAAATAAAGCTTGACAAAATCCTGATACCTGATATACTGTAGTCTAGAGATTGAGATTAAAGGAAAAACATGAGAACCGCGAACGAACAAAGCCTCTGGGAAATCCAAGCATACGGCGCTAAGAAATCCGAAATCCTTGAGTCCGTTATGGATTCTATTACTTTCAAAATGTCTGGTCCTGGCATGGTCATCGCCAGCTATCTTTCTGATGCCCAGGAAGTGATGCAGTATTCTACTCCTAGATTGAATGACTCAAGACAATTTATTAACATTGCTAAAATGTTACTGACTGAATTTAAAATGGTTGCTTCAAAATGAAATTACTCTCCACTGGTAACCCCAAGGTCCTCAAAGGCATGGCTCAAGGATATATGACGTACATCCTGCACCTTGCACCAGCAACACTTAGCGGGTACAATGTCTGCGCCAAGGCTACTCAGGGTTGTATTGCTGCTTGCTTGAATACCGCGGGGCGTGGTGGCATGTTCAAGAAAGGCGAAACCACCAATGTCATCCAAAAAGCACGAATCCGCAAAACAGAATTGTTTTTTGAAGACCGTGTACAATTCATGGCTTTGCTAGTCAAGGACATTGAGTTAGCTATCAAGCAAAGTATCCGCATGAAACTTTTTCCTGTGGTCCGATTGAACGGAACTTCCGATATAGCTTGGGAGAAATATGAGGTTGTCCGTGATGGTATCACGTACTCCAATATCTTTGCTGCTTTTCCTGACCTGGAATTCTATGACTACACTAAAATTCTTGGCCGTAAAATTAATCACATTGAAAACTACAGCCTAACTTTCTCGGCTGCTGACGGCAATGATGCTGATGTTGCGAAGGCTATGCAACAAGGGTACAATATTGCTACTGTTTTTGGTATCAAGAAAACACTTCCGATGCCTGAGACTTACATGGGTCGCCCTGTTTTTAACGGAGATGATTCCGACTTGCGCTTTCTTGACCCGCATGGTGTGGTGGTTGGGCTGTATGCTAAAGGCAAGGCTAAAAAAGACACTAGCGGTTTCGTGAAGTATCCTGTGCTTATGCTACAGGCCGCATAAAATGACACCAGAACAAATTGAAGAATTCTTGGAGATATACGGTGACCGCATGCCTGACCCGGAGAATTGCCCTAAGGAATTCAACCACCTACTGAGGCTTTATATGTACGAAAAAGAGTTGTTGCAAAATAACAACACCGAAAAATAAAGCTTGACAAAGGCTTGGAACCTGATATACTGTAGTCTAGACATTGAGATTTAAAGGACCCCATGAAAAACCCTAGCCACACCATGTACATCTACAAAGCTGACAAGCGGACCAAACTCGGTGAACGCCTTTTTAGTACCACTGTGTGGCAGCATCGGGATGCCGCTGAGATGGATCGGGAAGTTCGGGCCTTGCAACATGGGTTGTATCCAGTAAGCCAAGGATTCCGTATCGTGTTCTTTCCTACTCTGATGACTGTAAAAAGCCTGATGACTGGCCAAGACGTTGAAATTGACCGTGACACTCCTTGGTGTTGCAACCCAGCCAGCGAAACGTATTGGAGCATGTGATGCAGAAAAACAACAGAATTGAAAATAGTTCTTGACATTCTTTCCCATCGTGATATACTGTAG